TCATTGAGTAACCTCAGGACGTTTAATATCCTGGTCTTCTTCGAAATGACGTTTTAGTAATGCCATAAAATCTTGAATGAAATTAGTTATACCATCTTCTCCATATTTTTCTTCATATAATTGAACTAAATCATTTATAGTACGTGCAAATGTTGGAACAGTTTGTTTTAAACTTAATGCTTTACCATCAAGATAAGTTTCAACAACGATATATGCTAACGGAAATACAATAACCCCAATCTGACCAATTATCATCACTGACTCATTATTCTCACCATAAAGAATTGCCAAGATTGAAAATATAAGACCTCCTAATTGGATTAAAAACTTGCGAGATGTAAATTTCTTTAGAACTTCCATAGTTCTCCTTTCAATTAAAAAAGTCCCTTAGGACTTCAATTTTATCTATAACTTCTTTTGGTAATGATGCGATGATTTTAATCTTATTCTCAGCTCTTGCTTTCCATAAATAGAAAGTATTTATTCCACTTAATTCTACCCAACTTGCTAAAACTACATTTGAAAAAGCCGACATATCTCTTTCGAACATAGAGCCAGTAAACAGAGCAATCGTTAGAATAACAGCTAAGAAGTAACTAATTCTTACTAACTTTTTACTAAACTCATTCTGGGATGATATCTTCGTATCCAATCGATCCTGGTGTCCTTTCTCCACGTACCATGGCTATATAATCAACTAATCGACCACGACCAACCTTACCTCCAGAATCAACAGAGAAAGTTGTTGTGAATCCACTCTTTCCAAAGTTATGAGATATTTCAGTGATTAAACCCAATTCAGTTGTTCCATCTTGATCTATAATACTAGCTCCATCACCAATTAATAAAAATGGTCTAAATGGTCCAGTAAAGCTTTCAACTTTACCAACACTTTCTAATCGTGCAGCAATTGATTCAGCTATACTCGTTGCATTAACTAATGTAGTTCCTTCTGGGACTTCAACAAACAATGTTTTATTTGATTGAAGATTCCAACCAGCATACGACTGAACATCGCGATAAACCTCAACAACCCATTTATTATCATGGATACAAACTTTTTTAAATGAGGACTCATCGTCTCTTCGAATACTTCTACTGAAGATATCTTTATTTCTTAAAAAAGTAAAAGTAGATCTACTTGGGAAATAACTATATTCAAGATTACCAATAATAATTTGACCATCTAGTGACTCCTCAATCTTCCAAGTAACCATTGTTTTTAATATCTCATTTATAGCACTTAGAACATCTTTATCAGCTGTAAACTTAAATGATCGCTGATTCGCTTCATATTGTATCTGGTATTGATCTTTGGTCAAATTAGCATATTCGAGCAACTCTTCAAAAATACCACTTAAGGTTTTATAGGTTATATCTTTATGATTGTTTAACGTTTGATCTTTTAGTGCTTTTCCAATTAGATTTCTTCCATCTACTTGGACAGACTCTGATAAAACTGAGTAATCAGAATGATCAATATAGAATGTACCCATATCTATCTCATCTTCATCACCAAGAGCAAATTTAAAGATTATTTTTGCACCTGGTGAAAATAAACTATTCTTCTCATTTATGGCCACATTTCCGTCAAAATCACTTGATTCATTCTTAGGATTCTCAATTGATAAATTAAATGAGTAAATAGGATTATCAACACTATACTGTATACTTCCATCTTTTAAATAACGATTCATATCATATTGAAACTCATATATAATCATCTTTTGAGTGTCACCAGCTTTATATGAACCAATTAAACCAAAACCATTCAATGTTTTAATTTCAAGTAGTGAAACATTTGTATCTTGGCCAACTTTAATTTCATTAAGCCAATCTGGATCACTAAAATCACCCTTAAATTTTTCACTAGGTTTTCCATATAACTCACCACTTTTTGTATAAAACACTTGTCCTTCTGTATCATAAAACTGCAAGAAATCCGGGAATGATCCATTAGCAATCACTCCCGAATTTTCAAATATTAGCTGCATAAATCACCTCACATTACTTCTGATTCATCAATAGACTCAATGATAATTTCTTCCTTTACTGGAAAATTAATAGTTTCATGACATAATCCACAAGAAGTACATGCTATTACATCTTTATTCGTTTCAAAATAGAACACTTGACCACAAGTGCATTTTATTTCACCATGTTTCATTTATATTTCTCCAAATTGAATTGCGAATGATGTATCAATAACATACTGATCAGTTTTATGAACACCATCAACAGTGTAATCTGCAGTAATTACATCACTCACCGCAGGTGGAGTATTGAATATAACTCTTGAAAATGGCAATAATCTATAGACATACATAAGATTATAAATTGATGGATTACTTGAACTACTTCCAACGACAATTGTTGAACCTGAATCGGTCATGTCAACATTATAATTACCGCCTAACGGAAAATCTGTTGGAGCAACAAGGTCCCAACCAGTTCCATTCCAATAACGGACCTTAACATTACTTGCAGACCAATCAGTTGTTACCAATATTGTGCCGTCATAGTTTAAAGCAGGTTTAACAGTAGTTGTTGATCCAAAACTTCCTGCTCTTAGTGTCCATATTGTTCCATTCCAATCATAAACTAAAGCCCCTGAGGTTTTTACAAATGCGATAACTTTTCCATCACCTGATAATGCGAATCCTGAATTTCCTTCATGTACAATTCCATGACTCACTCTAGAAACCCAATTTGTTCCATTCCAATCAAACACATACAACCCTGTACACGATATCAACATAGTTAATTTATCATTTGAAAAATCTATTCTATTTAAACTTGTAAATGTTCCTGATGGAACAGGTCGTGCAACCCAATTTGTTCCATTCCAATCATATGTATTTGGTCCAATTGCTAACAAATTTCCATCCAACGATAGTGTAACAACTACATAATTCGGTGTAGTTGGTGTATTTGGTCTTTTAACCCAACTTGTCCCATTCCAATCATATGTAAATACATATGGTGATGTTATAAAATAAACTGCCATTACACTTCCATCATTACTTAATGATACACTTTGTACCTCAGAAAGTGGTAGAACATCAACATTAGGTCTTTTTACCCAATTAAATCCATTAAAATCATAAACCATTAAATACGGATTCGATTTATATCCTAGTGCGACAACATTTCCATTATTTGAAACAGCACAATAACCTACTGAATTTGTTTGCCAAGGCAATCCACTAATTACATCATACGACCTTACACCTTTAAATATTTGTTCTACAATGAAATCTGTTGTTTGCACACCATTCTTTTTAATAACAACACTTATATCCCTTAAATTTGCAGATGGTATATCAAATTTAGTTTTAATACCATCACCAACACCCAATGAAACACCAACATAATTTTGACCACTAAAAACTGGGGTAGAGGGCAATTTTAAATTAAATACATTAGCGAACTCTAAAAATTTTACATGTCCATTACCAACAGTTGTTGCAAATCGTGGAACATTTGTTTTTCTTTGTTTATTAGGCACATCACTCGTCCAAGTCGCAGATGCAGTTGTACCAAGTTTTGAATATGGTATTGACACATCATTCACACTAAATGCACCAGTTGGTGCTACTGCTCCACCAATTAAATAATTAACTAATTGATTAGAACTTGGCATACTTAAATAAGTTAAATTAGGGTTAGATGTATCAAACGTCACAAATACAGTTGCATAAATAGTTATTACATCTACATCAGTTTTAACGATTGATATTGTATTTCCTTCTGAATCTTTCAACAATGAATGAGTCACAAGATTAGAATTTGTTGATCCAAATGCAATTCCAACTTCTGATATTGTGTTTCCAACATATTCTTCTGGATTTAAAACAATTTTTCGTTTCCAAACTGATAAAGGAATAGCTTTTACAATCTCTTCATCAACAGCTGCTTTTGTTCCTAGATGTGTAAATAAAGTAGTTCTTGAAGGTGAAAGCGTACCTGTTCCAGAACCAAAATGAATATTAACGAAATATGCTAAACCACCACATAATCGAGTATACATTTGACTCAAAACAATGTTATAAGACACAAGAGACTGTTTAACTTCACCTGTGTTCTTATCTACAATTTCAATATCAAACCGATTATGTATTTTGATATTATTCTTTATTTCCATGATTCTCCTTTATAGTGGATTACTACCAACTTTTGTTACTACGAAACTTAGATTTGAAATACTTATTGAAATATTATCTCCACTGTTTTTTGCATATGAATAATAGACTTGTTTTGGAACAAATGTAAGCGGAAGTGATATTGAAATATTTTCGATGTCATACCCTACTGGAGGTATTAATTCAGGAGTGAAGTTGAATACAAAACTTTCTATTGCAAATCTACTACCTTGATTTAGACAATCCAATTCGAATAAACTTCGATCATATGAAATATATAAATCTCCACTAGCACTAGTGAAATTACTCATACTAAATATAATTTCTGAGTTATCGATACCAGGTATAGTCGATATAACAGCAAACGAAATATTTGTATTATCTTTAACAGTAAAAGCAGATGCAACTTGTGTTAGATCTGCATCAATTAAGTAATTAAACTTCAGTATAATCGTATATTCGTCTTCATTTTCCGCGCTTATAGGTAGAGGATAGATTGGTTCTGCAACATTGAACCATGGAAGAATACATGTGTTAATATTTTCATCATCTAACTTAAAATTTAAATGCGTTAAAGGAAGAACTTCAAATTTAATATCTTTAATCGATGACTTCAAGTACTCGTCTGGCGAAGCCATTCCAGCCCAATTACGTTGGGTAATAAACCATTGAACATTACCTAAACTATTTTCAATAACAAATCCCATACGATAATCATTCGTTATAAATAAATTTAACGAAACTCCTACTCCAACAAACTCAGTTACTAATTGTTCGTTTTCCCATGAATATGTTCCATCGAATTGCTGACAATAACTTCGATAATTTAATGTACCATCTGATTTGATAAATCCAACCACTATCCCTTGGTCTTTATCGATATACGAAGCATTCTTCCATGCACGAATCGCTTTAACTTTTATAACATCTGAAGCTAATTGAAATTTAGTACTGACATCATCCCAATATTGAGACCAAAGATTTCCTAAATTATCAACCCAAAAAATAAATGGCTTCTCGGAAGTAATTAATCTCCATAGTTTTCGATATCTAACCCAATTACCATCGAATGCGATTGCTACAGCACTACCTGGCCCTAAATCAAATTGATCTTTCCAACCATCTTTTAATTTATCAGGATATTCTCGAATAGCGGTTCTAACTAAACCTGTATCAACATGAATTTCATAAATACGATCTGGAGGACCAAAAGCTTTTAAACGTCTTCCAGCTAAACTAATATCACCTAATCCACTTTTACTTCTGATTGTTTCTGTTGTGAAATATGACGTATCCATTACCGTAGTTTTAGCACGTGCAATTGTCACACTCATTCTTGGATCAGAATTATTGGCTTTAGTCTGATGTTGAGACATCAATTTATTTAATAATTCAGCTGGAATTTCTCTCATAAATCTCCTATTTCATTGATATAGAATTTGAATGTACCGAAATACAGAACATTCTCTTTCGTCAATCTAGGGGTCTTTCTTACCCATTGCACTGGTTCATCAATATAACCGACATAATAATTTGAATCTTTAATTAAAGTGAACACTTCACCATTAGCCTGTCCTAAATTTATTGCATCAAACTGAATTTCATTTGTAAAAATCTCAACAGTAACATAAGGTTGAGGATCTCCAATAGTTTGAACATGGTAAGTCCCATCAAATAGTTTATTTTTGATTTTAGTTGATTCGTATTCAATTGGTGAAATTTCTTGAACATATTTTGCGATTGATACATCAGAAGAATTTTTTAATTGCATTATTTACGAACCTCTCTTCTGAGTCTGTCCATTAGTATATCAACCACACTTGTCATCTGACCTTGATTGTCAATACCCTCAACGCGTATCACTCCAGTATGGTTATGAACAACTTCACCTTGAGTAAATGCTGCAATCGAACTATCTGCCATTTGATATACCTGGTTATTTAATTTACCAATCGAGTTCTGTAAACCCAATGCGAAACCTTCACCAGTAAATGCTCCAATCTTTTCGAACTCTTTAGATGGTGAATTGATATCAAGAGCTTGTTTTGCTGAATCGATTAATCCTCCAGCAATGCCTTTTATTCCATCAAATAATGATCCAACCATTGAGCTAATACCACCCCATAATCCATTTATGATATCAATACCTACTTGAAATAGATCTATACCTAGGAATGGCTTTAAAATGTAATCATTAATCAATCCAGGTATTCCACCTCTCAAGAAAGAAAAAAAGACATTCTTAATGCCTTCCCATAATTTATTGAAGATACTCACACCTGCATTCAAGAAGTTTGTAAACATCGTACCTAATCCTGTAAACATATTATAGAAAAATGTCGTTACAGATGTCCATATTTCACTTGCTTTTGTGCTTATCCATTCCCAGTTATCAACTACAAGTTTCCCAATGGCTATTAATGCAACAATAGCTACAACTACTCCACCAATTATTGGCAGCATACCAACGAATGCAGCACCAGCTGTCCCACCCATTACTCCGGAAATGATTCCCCATAATCCGATTAAGTTTGAAATAGAACCTGCTAACATACCAAGTATTACTAATACTGGACCGATTGCAGCTACTATCGCAAGAATTATAAGTATTGTTCGTTTAGTCGAATCATCTAATCCTTTGAACCATGTAGTAACATCTTTAAGTATCTGAGACAATGATTCGAAGATTGGTCCTAGAGCACTTTGAATTTCTTTTCCAAGTTCTGCACCAGCTATAGTCAAATTATTCATTGCAACTGTTGAATTATCAATTGGATCTAATGTTGAATCGAATGTAGTTGCTGTTGATCCAGCATAACCAGATAAAGCATCAGTCATACTATCAATTTCAAATCGACCAGTTCGAATGCTTTCAGTGAATTCAACTGCAGCTTTACTTCCAAAAGTTTCAGTTGCTATTTTTAAAGCATCTGTTTCAGTTTTAGCATTCTTGATTGCATCAATCGTTTTTGTGAATTCTGTTGTTGCATCTTTTCCGGATGATGCCCAATTTTTATTTGCTGTTTTTAAAGCAGCAAATACGTTGTCAACATTCATACCAGACTTTTCAATTTGACCAAGTAACGCAACACTCTCATCCATATCAAAACCAACAGTTCTTAATTGTGCTCCATATTTTTCGTATGAAGAGAACAATTCATCAACTGATATACCAGTCTTTTGACTTGCTACAGTCGCAATATCGAGTAAGTCATTGTATTTACTCAATGGTTCGCCTGATGCTTCTAATGACCTAGAAACAGTTGCTATGGCTGTGTTAACATCGATTTTATTAATCTCTGCAAATTGTAAAAAAGCTAATGAAGCATCCTCAAGCTCTTCATTAGCAAATCCAAATCGAGTACTAACTTCACCAACTGCATCTGAGACAGCTTGTGTTTCAAATGGGAAGTTACCATATATTGAATCGAAAACCTTAGTCAATCCTTCAAGCTCTGTACCAGTTGCGCCAGTCTTAACGATAATGTTGTCATATGCTTCATCAATTGTTTTAAATGCAACAATAGCACCAGTCGCAACCGCCATAATTGGAACAGTCACATTACGAGTCATTGACTCACCCGTAGACTTCATTTTTTGGCCAACATCATCAACTTTTTTAGCCAGTTCTTCAAAATTAGCAGTACCTTTTTCAACTTCTTTTGATACTGATTTTAAATCAACTTCATATTTAGTTAACTGTGTCTTAGCACGTTCAAGTGCTAAAGTTTTCTTTTTTATTTGATTTTCATTTGCACCTTCAGAAGCTGAATAGTCTTCCAACTCACGAGTTAGTGCTTTAATTCTATCTTTATGTAATGTTACTTGTTCTGAAAGGTATTTTTGCTTGTCGGCAAGTTTATCCGCAGCTTTAGTATTTTCATCATACGCAAGAGTAGTTCTTTTAAACTCATTCTTACTAATTGCTAATTGATTATTAACTTCACTTAATGATCGTTTAAAATCAGCTACACCATCTGCAGTGAACTCAAGACCAACGCGCTTAATATCATTTTTTGCCATACTTACTCCTTTCTATTTCATTGTGATAATCAACCATTTTATAAAAAGTAATAGGATCTGAACTCCAAAATTCGTCTTCAGAAAGACCCATAGCATGAGCTATATAAAGACATCTAGCCCAATCTATTTCGTTATCTTCAACAGATTCAACTTCTCTTGGCTTTTTTTTTGGAATTTCTCAACTTCTTCTTGAAATCCAGAAATAAGTTCAAAGAAAGTATCCGTTTCATCAATTGGAACTAATGCTAATGCATCTTCTTTAGAAATCTTTTTACCATTTGAATACATCAACGCGTAAATCATTGTAGACATCATTTCAATTTGCTCATTGGAGTCTTCTGTTTTACTTGCCTCACTTAAATTGTGTTTGCCTTTAGCAATCATATTTAAAGTAAGCATGTTAACTTTTATCTCTAAAGTAGTACCATCTTGTAATTTAATGAATTTCATATTTTCTCCTATTGCCCTTTAAAAAAGGGTCGATGTGACCCTTACTTCTTATCCTTCTGGTACAGGTTCTAATGCAGTAAGCATTGCCTGATCTAATACTGGTTTAGAGAAGAATAAATCCTCTGTTAACCATAATGGATATGTAGACATATCCGACTGAACATATACCTTGATATTACCGAAATCATCAAATGGTAATGCTGTGATCGTTAATGTATCATTCTGTTCTTTGAATGATCCTTCTGACGTTTCAACTGAATCAGTATTAGTAGTTAATTGACACTTTGGAAACCACTCAAATCGATGTTTTCCATTTTGCATTTTAACAACTTTACCATACGCAAAATATGGACGTTCTGTGCCAGCTCCGGATAAAACAAGACCTCCAGTTTCAACTGTTTCCGAACGCATTTTTGCTAATGTCTCAGCAACAAAGGCAATTACTTCAACACTTATTTCTGCACTTCCTTGACTAGAAACGTTTTGAATCAATTTTCCAGAAGCATAAATTGGAGTAGCCTCAGATGATTCATTTGTTTCAACACTCTTTACAACTTCTGTCTTTTCAACATCAGCTGAATATGTTTTAGTGTCGATGTTAGTCGCAAAACAAATGTATTGAGCACCTACTGATTGCTTAATATTAGGTGTTTTTTTTGTGATCATAAATTCCTTTCTAAAGACCTAAAGTCTTCTTCATCGTTTCTTCATACTTCTTTTGATTCTTTTCAAACATAGGAATCATATGAGGTTGTTTACCTTTTTTATAATTAAAAGCACCAAACTCTAACATAACCCCATAGTACTTACCCCACCCAACAGTAACTTCAACACGCTTCTCATTAACTTTGTATTTAAACATATCAACAAGATGCATGTAACCAGGTTTTCTGACTTCGCGATATGGTTTGGGTAACTTCTTTAAGTCATTTACAAATTCTTTTGCACCTGCTTCTAAAGCATCAATTGCATTATCTGCAGATCTTAATGACTCCTCTAAAATCGATTCAAAATGATTAATACCTACTAAATAGTCAATATCACTGTAATCTCTTTTTTTAGGTTTCGATGCCATCGAATAGATCCTCAAGAACTTCTATTGTAAAAGCTGAATGAACACATTTAAAATCATCAACATATTCATGTTTTACATTAGGTCGAATGCTTAAGTCTCTGAATTTCAATAATAAAGACATCAACTTAGGATGTCTTGGCTTGTCCGCAAAAAACGATATTTGATATGTAACTACATCAGTATTAACTTCATCACTGGCTGTTTGATAATCCCAATCAATTTCCCAAAATGCTAAGTAGGGAAATTTTATACTTGGAGGAACAACACCCTCTTTGGCATCAGGCATTTCAGATTTCAATAAGTCAATCAACTCTTGTTTTGTCATAATTGCTCCTCCAAAATAATATTCGATTTAGATAATGTAATTTCAATCTCTTTGAAGCCATTACTATTTGTTACAGTAGTAATATTTTGAGCTTCAAAAATCTCATCATCCAACTTTACTGCATACATTGCATCTCTCTTCAGTTCTTGGAATGGGATGACTAACATGTAAACAACATCTACATCTATTTGCTTGTATTCAATTTTAGTTTTGTTATAGATGGCTTTTTCACGATAATAGATTTGTGTTCCTGACTTAATGTACTTTCTTTGAAATGTTTCATTTGTAAAATAAACTTCATGCAATGTACAAGTACCATCGTGATAACTAGGTAATCGGTTGTAGTCGTTTAATTTGCGTGTCAATAATCTCACCTTCGTATTTCTTTTTAAATTCATCTAGAACACCAAAATATGAATGTCTTGTATATTCTTTCAAAAGTGATCGAGCATTTAAATCATTAACAAAATCAATATCAATAGCACCAACACCAATCACAAGTGAATTCAAATAGTATTCACCTTCTTTAATTTTCTGCGTAAGATTTTCATCAGGGAATGAATTAGGTAGTTGTAAATCACTTTTGACTTCATTCAATAATTTATCGATTTGTGTTTGGTCTAAAGACATATTTATTCCTCTTTATTTTCTATATCAACTTCTTTAACTTCAGTATTCGTTACAAGTTCAACTGTTTCTAACTCTGTTTCTTTTTGATTAGAATCATCATCAACCTTAACAATCAAAACTTTTCTTAGTTTATTATTTTCAGTTGATAATTCATCTATTCTACTTTTTTTCACTTTACCAACGTGAGGGAAAGTATCCCCCACGTTATAAATGTGACCAGTTTCTAGATCTTTAAATCTATAAACTACTTTGAATTTCATTAAGCACCTTCAGTAACAGTAATAGATTTAACAGTTGGAACGTATTCTTCAAGCTTAGTTACATCAAATACAAATGCACAAGAATCATCAACCGCACGGCCATTCCCAAGAGCTTTAAACACAATTGCATCTAAATCATCAAGAGCCTTTACTTCTTTATACTCAGTAATATTGAAACTATTTAATCCCATAGTATAAGCACCTGCAATTGTAAACACTGCAACACCTTGCGGGTTGTTTGGAGTAGAAATAACTTCTAGATTCTTATATGAGCCAACCATTCTACCTTCATCGTTATATAATGCTGGATCGACAAAATCTGCTTCATCTGCTGGATTACAAATGAGATAAATCTTATCAAATTTACGCTTACCATTATTACTTAATGCTTTTTTAACAGGAGCTAGCGTTTTAGGTTTGAAGTTTATAATCGCAGTACTAATAGATTTTGCTGCATGAACACCGTCAGTTGAACTACCAATTTGTTTATAAATTCCAATTGGAGCATCTTTGCCATCTTCGACTAAGTAACCTTCTTCGATTCCGTCTTCAATAGCTTCTTGTAGAATAGCCATAAAATATTTATCAACAAATGGTAAGCTTAATTCTCTAATTGATTTCGGGATAAGTAATAAAACTTGAAGTTTTGAAACTTCCATACTCATGGCAGTAATTGCAGCACTTAATTCTGAAACAATTGCATCAGTTAATCCACCCCAAGTCGCTTTACCAGTTTTTGATGCACTTAACCATTTTTTAACTCCAGCTGGAGCAAAATTAATTAATTGTAAAAGTTTAGAACCTGATCTAACATTCTCTAAAGTTCTATCGATAATAGTTGTCGGAATAATATCTGCTTGTTCAGCAGTAATCGCTTGTTTTAAACCTGACTTTAGCAAACTATAGAATTTTGTTTCATCTTCGTTTAGAACACGTAGATTAAGAGATTTAGCAAATTGCTCATCTGATGCAGCACGTGATGCTTCCATTGTAATCTTTTGAATCAATTCTTCATGACTAGCTGAAATAATTAAATCCATTGCTTCAAGAATTGCAGTAGGTTTATCTTCTGCATTGTTGATTAGTGCTAAAGCTTTTTCTTTAGCTTGTTTTAATAAATCTTGTAATTTCATAGGGTTCCTTTCTTCCCATTTAAAAAGGACTTCCAATTGTCCTCATGTTTGATATTCTCAACTGTTTGAACTTTCTTCTCAAGTTCTTTATTCTTAACCACCAACTTATAGAGAAAGTGATTTTCAAGACTTTGTTTAGGTTCATCATCAGTTACTGTTGTTGCAAATCCATACGATAAAGCTTCATCAGCAGAAATCCAAGTCTCATCATCCAGCATCTTTTTAATTTCTTTTTCAGATAAATTGCTATTTGATAAATAAATTTCAACAGATGGTTGTGTAACTTTATCTAACATATCTGCAGTCTTACGTAACTCATTCGAATTACCTGCAGTATATGTCCATGCATTGTGGATCATTAGCAAACTTGATCGCGGCATAATTCTCTGCTTACCAGCTAAGAATATAATTGAAGCTGCAGAACATGCAAAGCCATCATTAATAGTTATGACAGTACCTTTAAATGACTTTAGTAAGTTATAAATACCTAAACCTTGACTAACTTCACCACCATAAGAGTTGATTCTTACTGTTAGATTCGGTGTTGTTACCAATGCTAAGTCTTGAGCAATATCATATGATCCAACATCAGATTCTTCCCATTTCATTGAAGTAATATCTCCATGGATAATTAAGTCAGTATTTAAACCATCCTCTGAAGTCACTAATTGATAGAATTTTTTCACTTTTTCTCACCTCCTTTCTCACTTGTGTAGTTTTTAGTTACATAATGTTCATTCGCCCATGGTTCATTGATTAACTCAAGTCCACCAATTTCACGAATATCATTATGTGAAAACCCAATTCTAAATAAAGCCTCACTATCTTTACTAATATCTACTATTGAAATGTGTTGAATCTTTGTTCGATCAATTCTTACTTTACTTCCATTCAAGTATTCTTCTTTAGTTACAATTTTTGAATTAATTCCATCTTCAAGTATCTCTATAAAAGGTAAATATGCATTTGTAACTAAATCAGTAGTTGAAGTGGATTTGTCAGTCTTGTTTCCAAGCATTATATCTACAGGTATGTTAAATGCAGTTGCTACAGTTGTAAAAGCACCTTCAATTAATTTTCGATAATCTTCAGAAGTTTTAGCATTATCTCCCATCATATTTATTAATTCTAAGTTACCAGGTATATTGATAATTGCTGGATCATCTGAGAATAAATCTTTTGCTATTAAATCTAAGTATTCTTTAGCTGTAAATTTCTTTTCGCCACTTCCATCATTACTAATAATGTTTGCACCGTTAGGAAACTTTGCTCTAAATTTTTTACTATTTTTCAATTTAAAATCCAAAGCAGCAAAAGCAATTAGTTTTCCATATTCAACAAAAAAGCTATCTAGCAACTTAACAATCTCTGATTCACCCATTGAAAAATAAAATACATCATCCATTTTGAATGATTTATTTAATTTATAGGACGTATCATTATTAAGTGTTTTTACATAAACGTTTTTAAATGTCTTTTGGAAAACTACTTCATTTGTTTTTTCAAATGTTTCTGCTAAGTACAATTTCGAATTAAGAATAACAACTAATGCTTCCTTCTTTATAATCAGCTTTCGAATAACATCTTTCCAAAATGTAGTACCATCAGCATTATCGTTTGGCCTAATGTTTAATTGATAATATACATCGTTGATTACAGATTCAACTTTATCATTCTTTTTTTCATACACCTTAAACTCAAGTCGAGCAATAGTTTTAGAGATTAAATCAATGCACTTCTCTACAGCTAATTCTTTTGCAGCTAATTGATTTAGTTTCATGTCATAAAGCGCAGAAGCTATATCAATAATTTCACCATCTTTATTAGTGAATAAAAAGTTAAATACACCCATAAGACTCCTTTCTAAATGTAAATATTAACTGGTTCGAGCATATCAAATTCACTCATTGCAACCATATGAGCCATTAGTGGATCATTCTTTCTAAGCTTTGGTTCAATCTTGAAGTATCTCTTATTACCTAATCCATCAATTTGAACTCCAGTGTTATTACATGCCCATCTCCACAAAGCACTATTACCTGCATTAATCTTACCTTCTGCAAAATTGTATTCAATTAATGGAGCAACCATAGCATTTACAGATGGAAGATTACGAATCATTCGAACAAGATTGTTTGGATTATCTCTGTCTTCTGCTTCGATTCCATATGATTCAAAAATCTTTTTAATCATTCTAAACCTATAGCTATCCATAATGATTTTCATAACATAATACTTAGACATTTCTTGATATACCCAATCAATAACTTTTTGAGCATCAATTGATGGTCCATATATTAACTCAAAGTCTTGGTATCCAGGTTGACCTATCATTTCAAAAGGAAACTTTATATCTTTGAAAAATGGTGAACGGGTACAAATCCATGTTTTGCTAATCCAAACTACTTCTCCATCAACATTAAATAAAAACCCCGCAGTTGCGAAGTCTCTTAAATCAGCAAAGTCTATTCCAACAATACACGATCTATCTCTTAGCTCCGGTAGTAATCTCGGAATCTTCATGTCTTCATCTAGATGTGTTGTCTTTCTAATTTGTTCCCAAGTTGCAATCATTATTGCATCATCTCTTTTTGGGAAGTTCATTCTTTTTGTAAAGAACTCAACTCTTAGACTTGGAAATTTTTGCATCTGAATATAATCATATTCAATTTGCTCTTTTAAAGTAGGAAGATCATTAATACTAGGATTAGCTTTAATCCAATTTCTTGGATCATCCGCTTCTTCTTCTTTTTGAATTCTGCAAATAAATGGAAATATTCTTATTGAATTCTCTTCACCTTTCAAAATACTTTTAGAAACACTCATCAATTCATCTAAAACTCCATCACGTATATTCCCATCAGTTGATGTAATAAATGTCCTTGCATGTGGAATTTTACCTAATGCTGATGTAAACACTTTTACTTGATCAGCTGATTCGTAAGCGTGATATTCGTTAAACCATAAAGCACCAATCTTCTTACCATCTTTTGTTTTTGCATTTGAAGTATTGAATCTTAATTTAGATCCAGTTTCTATATTTGCAATAACTTCTTTATTCCATTTGAATTTAGGTTTAAAGTAATCCTTATTTTCTTCAAGCATTTCATATACCACATCAAATGAATCATTGGCTTGATCTTCACTATTCGCGACTATTTCAATATGATAATTCTTAATGTTATACATTGGTGTTTGAAAGAAATTTAATGTAGGACTAATAAATCCATCTTTTCCGTTTCCTCGACCCATATATGTAAAAATTATTTTGAAATATGGAGTGTTTTTATAGAAAATAAACAAGAAATATAGAATAAACTTCTGATAAGTAAATAGTTTTACATACCATTTTTCACAATAATTAATACAATTTCGATACATCGTTTCATTAAAAACTAAATCGTCGCGTTCAAATAATGGTAATACGATGTTCTTAATTAATAACTTTACTTCATCACTAATCATATCTGGGTTTTTATCACAAAAGTCAATATAATCAGATACTTCTTTAGTCTTAATAATAGCCATTCGATTCCTTTACAGGCTTTTTAACAACAACTTCTTGAAGTCCTAAATCAGCTAGTATCTTTAACATTGAAACTGTGACTTTCCCTAGATTTTGAACGGATTCATTCGCTTTAGAAACTTTAATTCCATTGCCATTAAACGTATCAAATCGAATACCATATTCTCGTATGTCAGCCTGGAGTTTTTCTTTCAACTCCCAATAGTAAATATAGTCATCAACAAGGTTCTCAAAGTGATCTCCAACCTTGTTATTTTCCTTAAGTTGTTCAATTAGTGACTTCTTAATTCTTTTTTTTAATGATTCATTTATCTTTGAAGCCATAATTGACCCCCTTTCTCATGTGTGCACGCGGAATATTTACGTTTAGACACCCCACTAGTCCGTTCGCCAGTCAAAATAAAATAGCCTTAGATTTAACCCGGGGGGTATTTACAAAAATAGTTACCATCTCTCTTGTGTTAATGGCACTTTATGTTCATACAATTTATTTCTTTCTTCTACAATTTCATGACAAGAGAAGCAAAGACTAACTAGATTTTCTAATGTGATACATAACTCTGGATGGTCTTTAAGAGCTTTAATATGATGAACATACTTTGCTTCTTTATATGCAACCCGTTTGATTGGAATATGTGAATCCCATTCGCCAGAACAACGTTTGCAATTGTAATGATCTCTTTTTAAAGCAAGTAATCGTACTGCTTTCCATTCTTTTGTATAGTAGAACCTATTTGGATTCTGACTCTTAATAATTTCTTTTAGTTCTTGAGTTGTCTTTTGCATAAATAAAAAAGAACTTAATAGTTCTTCAATGTGTTAATACTCTTTAAAATATTAATGATAATTTTTCTTTATATCTTCAATTACTATTTTAATCGAAAATAGTGGGTATAAACTAAGCACAAAGAATGGAATAAAAAACTCCATATTTTTATTTACATTCATTATATCAAACTCACTCATATGTTTAATAAATGCCACTAAATAAATGTAAATTAGTATACACATAACCCCAACATTCAAATAAAGTGTAAAAAAATCTCCATAATATTTCTTTTTAAATGAATCATTCCTTTTAGAAAATTTGGGTCTATTAAAAAATTTGTTATATAAATACTTTATAAGCTCTGATGAAAAATTCACGGTTAAACCTTGAAAAATCCATATATAATCTTTAAAATTCATTTTTTCCCCCTATAGCTTTTTAGTTATTATACTCTAATTCAAGAATAGAATTAATTAATAAGTAAGTATAGGTTTATAAATAACTAAAGGGCATGATTGCCCTTTACCTTATTTCTTCATCCTATCACAAATTATCATTTTTTGGGTGACCAGTCAACCTTTACTACTCACCTAACTACACCATTTATCTAAAACAAGATATCCAGCATGGATTAATTCTTTAACGTCTACTTTATCAAATGAACTCATATGATCAAGTTTATCAAGGTTATCTAGATCCTCATTAGATAATTTATCATGTTCTATACGATACTCACGATACTTATGATAATTAAATTTTAGTCTACTACTTTCCATCTTCACTCCAATCTATAGCTTGACCGCACTTAGGACAATGCTCGTGTGTGAATGATGCTATCTCATTATCTCTGTTTAATCCATTAAGCTGTATTCCACAATCATTTGGGCAAATAATCTTAGTACAATCGTTATCGTAGTGATTTAACTTAGGTTTCTTAGGAGTCGATTTCTCTTTTAACTTTAGGTATTCAGGATAGATATTTACTAATTTTTGAATAGAAGTTACTGCATTATTTTGGCAACTCCACCAACCGTCTTTGTGATGTACAACATCATGATCATTTGGTTTTAATATGTTCAAAGCATCTTGAAATTCATTTCTTTTTAATAATTTATTATTTTTCTCTACCTTCCATTCTTCAACTTCTCCAATTTCAAACTTATTATTCAACCAATCCAACATAATTTCCTTATCGTCGAACTCTTCTGTCCAAGCATCACCATCTGAATTATCAACCGCTACATACACTCCAGCAGATGATTCATTCCAATATTTTCCAAGTGGAACACGTTCCTCAATAACTCGGCTTAACTGTAATTGACCGACTTCTTGAATTTTAAACATACTTTCTTCTAATTCAACCATGTATTTTCTCTTTCTATGATCTTACTGATTCATTCTCTTAACAAATAAATCAATCTCATCATCAACAGTTTTATATATCGTCTTCTTTGATAAATCATTTTTATCAGCTACTTCATTTGGACTAATTTTCTTTATGTACAAATCAATTACAATTTGCTTAACATCTTTTGGAAACACTGAACACTCATCAATGAATTTATTTACAATGAACAACTTATACTCATGATTAGTTAGTTCAAGTAAATAGAAGTCTTCTTTATCCATGTTACTTATGATTAACTTTTCCCTTGAAATTGGGTTCTGAGGAATCTTAGCTACTGATCCACCAATCTTTGACTTCATATTTCGAATAACAGTTAAGTTATCCTGGTCAATTTTAATAGCTCTTTTTAACATGTGATAATTTATTAATGCTTCTTTGATATCTGTCTTAATCATTGAATAGACCTATGTATACCACTTGCGAGTTGATCAAGTGTATAACCTTTTCTATTCCAAGATTCCAAACAAGCCTCCATATAACTTAAACTAAGTTTTTTATACAAGACTGATTCAATAAGCGATAACTTCATTTTCTTAAATCCGTATGTATAAAACATTTCTTTTAACTTATCTAATTCAGTTAGTGATAGATTTCTTTTAAACTCTATTTCAACTAATCCAATCAGTTCATCACATGTATCAATTGGAGGAATTAGATCTTCGTTATATTCTTCTAAATAAGAATTATCTTTATCTTTTTCTAGTTCTTTATCTAGTTCTTGTTCTTTATCTTCTTCTACTGCGTTATTTTCCGTTACTGATAACGTTACTGTAACGTTACTATTTGCTAATAACCTCTGTTTTTCTCTGTGTTTTTCTTGTCTTTTTCGATTTTGAACACTGATTTTTTGAAGCTTATCAAGCTCTTGATATTCTTCCCAATTCTTAATGAAAATGATTTGATCAAAACGTTCTATCATCTTGAACTTTTCCAAAGTCATAAGCGCTATCTTAACGAAATCGATAGTGAAATCAAAGTCATCAGCTAAATCTTCTTCGGTATATGGAATATCGCTTGTATAGAACAAAGCACCATTCTGATTTGATTCACCTGCTCTAGCAAGTAAGAAAACCCAAAGTAATACAATATCATTTCCACCAGGTAATTTTCTAATTCGTTTAATTTTACGATTATCCGGTAAAGTAACATCCATCTTTATCCATTTCACATCAGCCATGATTCACCTCTGGAACATCTAGTTGAGCACTAATTTCTTTTAACATTTCGATACCTTCAGGAGTAAACATTTGATTCTTAGTCACAAGAATTGTATCGATGAATGATTTCTTACTTTTATCGGAATACTTCATAGCTCCAACATGTGGTTGTATTCTCGTGTTGATATCACATAGATCTATTTCTTCTCTTAGACCACTTGGTCTCAAAACAATTACTTGGTCACGCATTTATCTTTCTCCCCTCTAAAATGTAAGAACCATCTTTTAACTCTCTAACCGTGCATTCATAACCAAACTCTCGAAGATCATTTAAGATGTGCTCTTCGCGTCCTTTAAATTTCTTCTTAGTAATCAAGGCATTACCTTTCTCTTCTATATTTCTAAAAACGTAAGATTCCACGTACTTAGTCGAATGATTACAACGTTTTTCAATAATAACTGGATTATTATCAAAAGTATTTGTAATACCTCTACGTTTCAATCGAATAGACTCTAATGCAGTGGTCAATATATCCCAATTCATACGAGTAATCGAATAGGATCCATTCCGATACTTCTCTATTGTTAATTTATCCATTTTTGCATGAGTCGCAAGTTCTTTATCTGAAATATCATTTTTAGACATTTCTTCATTCAAGATACTTTGACGATCAATTCTTCTTTGTATTTCTTCACCTGGAATAACGATAGGACCTCTCGGTTTATTACGATGATCTACAATCTCTTGAATAGCTTTCATTAATCGATTATGGGTCTTCTTAGTTAAAACTGTAGATCCTCTTCGATAGTGCACGATAGCTCCAATCGACATACCTAGTCTCTCAGCCAGCTCACCATTCGTCACTTCGCATTCTTTCATTTTCTCAATCAATTCTATGCGCAAAGCTTCACGTTTTTTAACTTCATCATCTGTTATGACATGCTTCATAAAGTGCTCCTAAAGTGGTCTAAAACTGCTATAAAATGTTTGGTCAATAACCTTATATTATCGGTGATTTTGAAATCGCTTATATCGCCTTTGTTTATAAGGCTTTATTGATGATTTCTTGAGAACAATAGTTTTTGATAAATTCGACCTACTTTTTTCGCTGTTTTTAATGAGTTTTCCTATCTCTTCGAAGGTATATCCAGCTGCAATAAAAGTATCGAATATTGGTGTTAAAACTTGTTGGATTGAAGTATACAATTTAGCAATTGAGATTCGATTAATTCCGTATTGTTCATCAAGAAACTTTTCTATATTTGATTGATTTAAATCTTTACTAAATTCTTTTATTCGGTCGTATAAATCATTTTTATTTGAACTATGTCCAATAACTGCAATATTAACTTTTTTATCTTCCATTATTTTGAAATCTCCTTTAAATCGAATAATCTTAATTTTTCATATTCTTGATTTCTAGGTTTTATAATCCTAGTTCTATAAGGTATTTCTGCGAATATATCCATATAGTCTTTATCTTCGCATTGACACAATACCCAATCCTTGCACTTTGTTTGTCTAGTAGCTTGATCGTAACTAATGATTTTGCCAGTTAACTCACATTCAAGCTCAGAGTCTCCATGTGGATTTGCGTTCCAACAAAATCTACATCGCGGCATTAGTCTTGTTCCTTTTTAAGCTCTTTAATCCAGAGCGGTATTTCTTGATTAATTTCTAGTAACTTTTCAATCACTTGTTTATTGGTCATTTTAGGGTTAGCAAACTTAATTGCTATTGTTTGAAATTCACCTGCAACGTCGAAATTATTCATTTTCTACCCCACAATCTCTTGCCACAATCCGAACAATATTTTGGGAATTTATAGTATTTCTTTCCGCAATGTGGACATTCAAGAGTCTTAACAGCTTTTATCATTATTAAGAATGTATAAATAGCCGTCATAACGAGATAAATGTAATATTTGAGTTTATTCTTAAGAATGTACATTTTATAGTTTTTCATTTTCATCTTCATAGTTGACGAAGCAACCACAACCTCCAATTTCATCAAATAGATCTAATCTGCAATTCTTCTTCATTTGATTATTAATATCTTTAAGACTGGTGTTCTTTAAAATTGATGGAGTATTATCAATTGTTGGAAAGTGAATCCATGGTTTATATGCATATCCACTCTCATGCCATTTGATCATTTCTTCTTCATTGATCTTAAGTAGATGTTGAGCCATAGCCCAATAATCGCCTATACTATTTTCTTCTTCAATTCTCATCTGATGATATGCTCCAACATATCTAGACAATGTATGTTCAATCATCATTAATTCTTCAAACGTCTTACGATCCTCATTAAACAACAGCTTATAATGTCCTTTACCTGCCTTTACACATCGACCTTTACAATTGTTATGAGTAAATCCCATTAGGTACATACGAGGTTTAGCAATCTTATAGTCATTAAGTAAATCATCAATATCTATGTACTCTTTAACTAGCGGGAATTGAGTATCAAATGGTAACCAATTATCTCTAATCGCTTTAACTCGATGTGATTCAGTGAAGTCAATTCCAAAGTATAGAATCGCATTATTAGTTAAATCATCATCCTTTAATAACTGCTTATTTCTCCATTTTTCAATTGGAGGTCGAATTCCTTTCTTAATGAAATTACTTGCTACTTTCATTTTTAGAATGGTTGAACAATTTCCCATTCTACTATTGAAAATTATTCTTTGTTTAATCATCAACATTACAGGATCTATGCCTAAACTGTGTGTTAACATTGGAAGCTGCAGCTTGTCACTTGCTTCATTAATGAATCGGTATAAATCTTCATCTTCCCATAACGTATCTGTGAAATAGAGAACTATGTTATCATCCGGGAATTTGGTCTTTACTTCATGAGCTACTGCAAAACTTGATAAACCTCCACTAAAGAAAATAATTCTATTTTCCATTAGTTTTTCGTCTTTTCTTGTTAGAAACAATTTCTATTTCTGCAATTTTAGATCCTAATTTTGTTAGCTCAGGGTTTTTATAGAATAGATTTCTTTTACTCATAATGGCTGTTTGTCCATATGACAAGAGTTCTAAATTATTGATATCTAGGTTGTTCTTATCGCCATCTAGGAACACTATTCGATGTTTAGCTGGTATCGGGCCATATTCCTTTTCCCAAATTAATCGATGTTTCAAAGCCCAATTCTTATTTTGTTTTCCGTCTTGTATTTTAACTTCATGATAGCCGTCATAAGTAATTCTTTCAGTTCCAACTGGAACTCTATTAGCTGAGAATCCACCTTTTTTAAATTGTGTTTCTGCCATTCTTCCTTTTGTATAATCGGATCCAAGCTTCTTACCTTTGTTCCAGGTACTATGTCCTTTTACAAATTGACATCTTCCAAATCCAGTTCTGATTCCATTTTTAGCTTTTATGTTCGTTACACTTTGGTCATTTATATTGAACAACCACTTTTTATTAATCAACTCAGCAATCTGCTTATCTGTATAAATAGAAACATTTTGACGTATAAACTCAATTATTTCAGGTGTAAATTTAACTAAACTACCTTTAGGAACTCCAGTTTTCATCTTGTGATTATTTAAATACGATTTAATTGAACTTGAACTTACACTGGTGTTAAATCTTTGATTAAATAAATCTCTTATTTCATCCACTCTTCTACCTTTATAGTGATCATTAATGAATGAATGTTGCTCTTTGGTATACCTTCGCATATTACTTATTACCAAGCTTTAATATCTCAGGAATATCATCTCTAGTAGTTGACCCATAATATTCATCTTTATGCTTTTGAGCTTCTAACATAACTGAAGCATTGTTAATAATGTTATTTGCAACCTGGCTAACAGCTTTAGCACGTTTGAGTTCAATCTCAAGTGCTTCACCAACCAGTTCTTCATCATTCAACCGTTCAAGTTGTTCAAATAGATGATCATTTAAATTAATTAGTCTATTTTTCATTTGAGTTTCCCAGCTTTATCTTTTCTAAATAAGAATTTAATCTCATGATTTTAAAACTCTTTTGCACTACAACATCATCTTCTAAACCAAACATCTGCATTATTTGTTCCAACATGATTAATACATCAGCTATTTCTTCAGACATATGCTGCTTATCACCAATACCTCTTTTATACTTAATAATTTCTTTGATTAATTCAGACATTTCTTCAATCGCAACATCTAACTGAGCATTTTCGCCCCAAGTATCAAGTGCATCTTGATAAATTGTTTTAACTACTGTACCTTTTTCCATTAGTTCTCCTTTATGTAATGAAATATGCTTAACTGAGTATCAGGTAATAATTCCGGATTACTTGCTTTTACAAGATTAGCTACCGTATTTATTAGTGATTCATAATCATTTACTTTTGAGTGAGTTCCTAGCTTGTACAACGCAGAATGATCAATACGATACTCTCCACTATCAGAAATCTTAACTGCTATGAATTGTTTTCTTCCATAATTTGAAGTAACACAATCGATTCCAAATAAAGTTCCACGATGGAATCTTAATTTAGGAAACTCATTGTTTAACTTTTGATATAACTCTTGTAAGTCCATTACTTTCCCCTCATGTTTTCTAGTTTTTTACGTTTATTTTCTTTCGATGTTTGTAGATAAATTGCGGTTGTTTTAATATCCAAATGTCTTAGAATATCTTTGAGATCTGCAAGACTTCCACCACCTTCTATCCAATTAATCGCGAATAGATGTCTTATGTTATGTGGATATACGATTGACTTATTAACCCTTGCTCTACCAGCAATCTTCTTTAATCGATATCGAATTTGACGGTCATTTAAATCGAATATTGGACCAGTCTTGATACGTTTATCTTTGGCATAATTAACCAACTTTCGTTTCAATTGTTGAGTGAGTATGATGTCACCCATCTTCCCTTTGTTATTTACTTCGATATAGAAAGACTTAAGATTATCAACTGTGAAGAATGCTAGCTCACTGATACGTATTCCTGTGGTCACTAGGACTTCTAATATGAGGTAGATGTCTTCATACCCCATAGCTTTCGAAAAACGCTGTAATCGTGCAAAATCTTTATTAGATAAGACTGTTTCAAGGCTACTCTTCATTTGTGTTTTAAACTTCTTTACTACTAATTTTTCAAGCTTTAACCATCTAAGGTACTTATTCACTGAAATAATGATTTGATTTAATGAAGATGATTTATAGCCTTCTGCAGCAATCATTTCTTTAAATGAAATAACATCTTCTTTTGTGATTGGATTATTGTGTTTAATCGAATTAATAAACATTTCAATGTTTCTTTTGTATGCATGTACTGTATTTTTTGCCTTTTCATCATTTCTTAATTCGTCGACGAAAACGGATAACTCATCCTTTAACTGTGTTCGATTCATTTTTATTTATCTTATTGATCAGTCTTTAATATGACTTGACCAATTACTTTCCCAATAACATTTTTTGTAACAAAGATATCGTATCGTTGTAGAAACTCACCTTCCATGTAATAGCAAGCGCCACAAACATCTAATACAATAGCTTGATATTCTTTGTTATTTATCTGAATTTTAAATTCATCACATAATTCATGACTTTGATAACCTTCGTATATACCACGTTCTAAACGTGTCATATTAGCTGTAGCAACAACCACTTTTCCATCGAATGTATACATACCATCGTCATTTACTTCAAAATCATAGATCCTTAATCCACTAGCAGTTGTTATACCGCTTGATCCATCTCCAAGATGATAGTTCGTAAAGTAAACATCTACTTTTCTATATTCTTCAAGATACATTTGATTAATCTCTTCACCAGAATCAATCTTTGCTTCTTCAAAAACTGGGTTTACCAATATTGAGTATTCTTCTCTTCGAATACTTAAATCTTTTGTATACCATGAGTAATGAAGTAATAAAAGAGATACAAGTAGAATAATTGATACATACTTAACTTCTTTTTTAAGTCTTCTCTTTTTCATCTTGTACCTCCTTTAGATTTCTTTCTAAATCATTGATATGAGAAAGTATTTTATTCACTTTCTCACCATTGGTAAGCTTGTTGTTATTTACAGTTGATTTAATAAGTGCAATTGCGACAACATGATCGACTAAACGTTTCATATCATTTACTAGATTCATAAATCAGTTCTCTCAATCATCGGTAGAATTCCCTTCTCTTTTAAGAAGTTATAAAGGAACATTCTTCCTTTTTGAGTCCACTGAGTATGCATTGAAACTTCCCTACGTCCATCTGTACGTGTAATCGGTACACTTATTGAAGATGTATAACCTTTGGAATGATATTCTGAATACAATAACCATTGGCCATTCATTAAGTATTGAATTCGATGATTATGAAGTATTACATTGAACTTCACAGCTGACATTCCATAATCCTTAGCAATTTGAGTTATTGTAACTAATTCCTTACCTTTAAGAATTAGATCTAAATAATCGACTTTAGGTTTAAGTTCACCAATTATTTGATGACTTATCTTTAATTCTTGTTTCGCATCACTATATGCCTGGATAATCCCTAAAATATAATTTGGATCTTGCATAGTTTTTACAATCACATCTTCAGTAAGGTAAGCACCTTGTTTTCGAATAGCTGGTAATACATCACTAGTAACCCATCGTTTAAATTGTTTAGCAGCTGGTAACTGAGATTTAAGGATCAAACTATACAACCCAGACTCGTTTATAATTACTAAGTTTTGATTACCTCCAAGGGTGTCGCGATTCGCGACGTCCTTATCTTCAACATCAACATGTTTTTGAAGCGCATCACGAGTATTTGAATAACCTAATACAGATGCAACATCTTTTCCAACAAACCATGGTTGATTATCTTTGACTACTGTCCGAATCTCTTTATGATCAAACTCAAATATTTGTAAATTATTCATTTTAAGGATTACCTTTCTTTGATATGATGTGAATAGTAACTAACTGGGGAGGGGGTGAAAATATGAAACTAAATCATGAATGTATTCGTGATGTTCTATTAGCAATCGAAGACCAACCGTATAACTTCAATGGAGCTATTGAACAACTTAATCTCACAAAATTTAGCGATGAAGATGTAAGATATACTGTTGAAAAACTAGTTGAAGCTGGTTATATTCAAGGAATCAATACCTCAACATTGACTAGGTATGACTTTATAATCAGGTCTTTAACATTTAATGGTCATGGATTTCTAGATAATATTCGACCACAAGAAGCATGGGATGAAGCAAAATCTATTGTTTCAAAAATAGGTTCTGCATCAGTTGAGATAGTCTCAAATGTTGCGGCTCAAGTTATTACTAATTTAATTAGTAAAAACATATAAAATTAGGATTTTCGTTGCTTTGAAATCTATTTCAGAATATAAACTGATAATGCAAATTTGAATTTGTAACATTAGTAACTAACTAGGGAGGGGGTGAAATAATGGGTAAGAAATCCAGTTTTAAATTTGAATCGAACTTCGATGACGCTATGAAGGAAATCAAGAAGCAATCAGTAAAACACATTAGTAAGCAGAAGTTTGATGTTGAATGTCCACATTGCAAAGCGAATATTGAAATTCCAAGTGGTATTAGTAAGTGCCCTAAATGTGGAGAAATGATTGATTTAGATTTAAAGATTAATATTAAATAATTTATGAATTTTCTTGGTAATAAGTAACATTTAATTCAGATAACTCATCTTTAAGTTCTTTTAGCTTTTTTTCAATTAGATCACTTACACTCGAAGCATCGATATTTAAAGTGATTTTTATGATTTTTTTCTTTGAAGCATCACTATTCTCAGTAGTGATGTTTTCTTTTTTCTCTTTTTTCATTTTTGCATGCTCCTTTTTTTGCTATTATTATTTTTAGTAATGGTGAGGGATAACTATGAGAGAACTAATTAAGAACAAGCTTATTGAAGTTCGAAACGATTTTAATTCTTTAGATCAGTCGAAGCGAAACTCAATGTCTTTGTTCCGAAAACACGACTTAGTGTTAACAGGCCCAATCAGAAGTAGAAGTTATGCTGTTGAGCTCCTATATATGATTGATATTCCAGTTGAGAAATATATCGATATTATTCCTGGTATATGTGATGAGATTGGATTAAAGACGTTTGGTGTAATAAGCTCTAATGATTTATTCAAAGAAGATGTAGAAATCAGAAACTTTGTAATCGAATTAATCTAGAATTGAATACATGCATCGAAGTTGCTACCGATCGAGCAAACAAAGGAAGGAATTTCAGGAGAACACAAAACTTGATCAGTAACAACTTGCATACATGTATTCTTTTTTTATACTCACTTCCAAGCTCTCTTACGTAATGGAGAATTCACAAATTCAATATACTTTCTAACTACTACCTTCCATGGACTATTTCTCTTAGTCCCCTCTTTAAATGCGTGTGCATTCTTAGATCTGCAATAATTTAGAACATGTTCTTCACTGAATCCAAGCTTTGTTAACTCTTGAACAGTCATTACTTCTTTTTCAATTTTTATTCCGAAGTATTCCATTTGCTCTCCTATTCTGAATACATGTATCTAAACTGGCATCCTACTAATCTAGTAATCGGGGGATGATTACTTTTGGGTGGGGGAAGTAGATCAATAGAATGACAGTCTGCATACATGTATTCGTTTCGTGTAGTTTTTATGACACTTTATTATCAAAAAAAATTTGGTTAATTACTTCTGTAATTTCTAAATTTACAGCATTAGAAAAACCTGGAATTTCATCTACAAAAAATCTAGATCTACCCTTTTCCTTATTTCGATAAGCAGTTAGTGAAATACCCATCTTATAAGCAACCTCTTGTTGTGTTTTTCTCATTAACTTTCGTATTAAAACAAACTTCTCATTCATTTCATCACCTTTTTCGTGTCTTTTATATGACACAAACATCTTAGCACAGCATTAAATGGTTGTAAACAGAAAAATGACACAAAAATATATTTTTATTGCAAAGTGTCATAAATGTGATATTATTTGAATGAGGAGTAGGAGAAATGAAAATCGATAAGAGCCTTTATGTAAGAATGGGGGAACTTTTACGAAGCAAACGAGAGGAACGGGGATATTCTCTTGAGCAAGTCGCAGAAGCCGTTGGATTAACAAAAAAGACAATTCAGAGATATGAAACAGCTGAAAGTCGTATTACTACGGATAATTTAAAGAAAATCTGTGATTTTATGGGAATAGATACTAAAGATGTATCTGGTTTCTTTGTTTTCCATTTAAATCAAGATGGAGAATCAGATGATGAAGTTAGACATATAGATTTTTTAAAAACAGTTGAAACGATGAGTGTTTTAGAAGATAGAAAAAAGGTCATAAAAGTATTATCAAAAAAACCAGAATTATTTAATATTTATCTAGATATTTATGATAATAAAGCATTGCAAGAACTATTTTCAAACTTAAAAGGACTATCAGATCAAGACTTAATGACTATAACAACAATTGTTAGAGGTTTAAGAAAAGGTAGAAGCTTAGATTATTTAGATGATGGTAAAATTTGATATCTGGGACTTTAATGAGCTTTGTTGTATTCATCAAATTTGAATAAAAATTAAATGAATCTTGGATCATATAAAAGGGTTTTGTTATTATGATGGGGAATCGTATCATTTGTTTCTAAATAATAGTTTAAGTGTATTTTAATTAATAAAAACCACAATACACGAAATTATACATATTATGAAAGATCACTATAGATGTGATCCTAAATATATTTCTAAATGTGAAATCGAAGTTGAGAGAATTATTGAGGTTACAATAAGTGGTTTAATTTACTGGGTTATAACGCATAGAGCGTTCAAGGGGGATTTATGAAGTTAGGATTGAGAACACCAAGCCTAAAGAAAAGCTTAAAAGCTAGAACTACGGGCAAACTACAAAGATCATTAAAGAAATCTATTAATCCACTATATGGGAAAAGTGGTATAGGATTTATAAAGAATCCTTTGAAGTCAACAAAAGCAAAGATTTACAAGAAAACAACTTTTAGTCTTTGGGACCTATTTAAATGAAATTGATTGATAATAATTATTTAATAGCAAAAGGATTATTTGAGTCGTTACAACTTTCATTTGGGATTAACAATTCAGTAGACTCAAATATTCAAACTGAAATTAATAGGGTATTAAATGAAGCTAAATCAAGGCAAGAAATATTAGATAAAGTTATAGAATTTATTGGTGATGCTAACACTATAGAAAAAAGATACCTATTAGCTAAAGCATTGAGTTGGTCTCGTGTCTCTAAGAGAAGTGATGCAATCATAGCTCTAAATAATACCATTCAAGACAAAGTTAATATTTCAGATTTTAGTAAAACATCACATTTTGTATTTTATCCATACATTGAAGATAAGAATCTAATTGAAATGAATATATATAAATCTGACTTGTACTTTGAATTATCAAAGAAATACGCAGGTGAACATCAGTTTGAAGAAGCACTTGATGCAGCCATTATGGCTTATAATTTAACTCCTTTTTATGCACATTCAATCATAAATGTATGTAATTGTTTTGTTTATTTAAATGAATTAGAAAATGCAAAATTATTCTATGAAGAAGTAATGAACTCTGAATACTTTAACTTGAAAATTAAATCACTTAATAATGATCAAAAACAATATCTACTTAATTTTAAAGAAATTGTATCAAGGTATTATGATGAATTATTAGTAAAAATTAAAAAAGGCTATATTTATAAGCCTAGGTTAAAGAAAGATAATCGCTAAATACTGAAAGTTTATTCAGGGGGGACAATATGTTTAAAGATAAATTTATAAGAATATCTAACTTTTTAAAAAATAATAGAATAATATTACTGGCATCATTAATCTATTGGGTGATTGTAATAAGTTCATCAATTTTCTTTATATTTTTTGGTTTCTTAGCTGATTCATATTTAATTTTCTACATTTATGAATCATTTGCAATTTGTATAGCAGTTGCTGGAATTCTAATCTTTAAATACTTTACAGGATTATTAAAATCAAAAGATGAAATTTTATTGTCATTAAATTTAATAACAACATCTGTAATTTTACTTTCAATACCAGGGACATTTATTTTAATGGCTATTGGAGCACAATTAATTGAAAGATTACCTAGCTTTAGACCATTTGGTAATGAGGGTGACTGGATTAATTTCATAGGTATAATAATTGCTGGAACAATAACGATGCTTGGGATCACCTTCACTATTAGAAGTGAACAAAGATTACGTGATGCCGAAAGCAAGCGAAAAAATATTGAGTTATCAATAATTTCAACTCCTGTAATGACTTTTGAATTGTCTGATGAATTTATTAGAAGACCTAGACATTATAGGATGGAAAAGACAAATGACAATCTTATTAAATTTTCACTTATAAGTGACTTCTTTATAAGAAATACTTCAAATAACTTTGCGATAATTGACAGTTTTAAATTAGAATCAATTGAGATAGTAAATCATTTTTTAAATATAAATAAAAAAATAAATTCTAAGAAAGCTCTGACATATACATTTGAAAATGGCGATATTATTCCACCAAATACTTCTCTCACAATACAATATGATTTAGATTGCACAATTGAGGATCTAAATTCAATTACACTAAAATTGAATCTTATTTATTCAGATTTTATGAATCAAAATAAATACTCTGTAGATGCAGATTTAAGCCTAAACATTAGGATTATAGATGACGATGAACGAGATAAGTATGTTTTAAATGGTGAGGAAATTTTATTACCAGAAAATGAATTTTATATCGAAGTTGTATATAGCAAAATAGTAAATAAATTTAAAAAACTATAAAAATATATATAGTCGCATAAAGCGTAATATAGGGGGTAAAAATGGATATTGAGAAGTACTTATCAGATGATAAAGATTCGGAATTACTTTTTAGATTTGCATATATAGGGAAGAGTGAAGAGCAAGGAAAATACCTTAAAGAATTAGCTGAATTAGCTGAACCTGAAAATTGGAATTCACCAAACTCTGAAAGAGAATATGACATACTATTAAGTTATATTACTTTTACATTTGACAAAGCTGCTAAAGACAATTTAATCCTAATATCGGATAATGAAGAATATTCAGCATTTAATACAGGTTTACTTACAGTAAATGGTGAAGATATAATCGGATTATTTAATAAATTTAAATCAAGCAAAAAATTCTCATGGCACATAACTGGATTTAGAAAAGAATCAGACTGGGAATTTTTGAATAATTTTTCAAATACTCCAACTGTTGTTTCCTATTTTATAAATGCTGAAAAAATTTATTTTAATCCAAGATTGCAATTAGTGAAAAATCTAGATCATATATTAGATGAAAATAACATATTAAGATTTGACCCTTCTTTACAAGCTAAAGGCAAGCAATACATATTAGCTTTAATTACTCATGCACTTGATCTAACATTAAAAAGATGCAAAAGAAATTATAGAATCGCTGTACCACAGTATTATAATGGTGAAATTACATATTTACTTCCAGTTAATCTAGATGGCTTTATGATGGCTTTAGCTGTAGGATATGTTAACAATAGATATCGAGTGAATACTATTTTCACAATTGATATGGCATATAAGAATGCTCGTTTATTAATGAAACCTGAAGCTGATTGGCTAAATATTAATGTCAAATAACAAAAAAGAAGATGCGTATTGCATCTTCAATTTGTTCAAAAAACGTTTAGTTTAACAGAACAATCCTTTCAAAAAATCTTTGTACGTTATTATTATAACATCCAAAGAACTTCTGTCAACTCAAACACTTTATAAGAATTATAACGAATTTCATGCCTATTTGTAATCAAGTAATTTAATTGACGCGAATAATTAGTTAATCTTAAACACACTTACGATATAGATTTAATCAAGTATGTTCATCAATACTACGATCACTAAATAATAAGGAGGTTTATATGGCGAAATATAAAAAAAGAAAAGATGGAAGATATACATCATCTATCAATATCGGAGTTAAAGAAAATGGTAAGCCGGAGAAGATCTTTGTGTATGGTAAATCGATAAAAGAATTAGAATCAAATAGAGTAGAAGCATTAATGAGTCTTAAGAATGGAACTTTCATTAGAAATAAAGAAGTAATATTTGATGAATATGCAAAGAAATGGATAAAATCTAAACAGATAGGAATATCAAATGCAACTAAGGAAATGTATATAAGTGTCATCAGAAGCAATTTAAAGGCATTTACAGGGCATTTCATAAAAGACATATCAAAGTCTGATATTCAAGAGTTAATCAATGAATACAAAGACAAACGTAGAACATGTGAGAAAATAATGATTACATTGAATCAAATATTTGATTCTGCACTTGAAGATGAATTAGTAACTAAAAACCCTTGTAAGAAAATCGAGTTACCAGCTAAGACATATAAAGAGAAGCGTCCATTAACTGAACAAGAGGATCAACTAAGTGAACTTGCTAACTTTACTCCAAGAGAAAGATGTTATGTATTACTCATAAAATATTATGGATTTAGAAAACAAGAAGCACTTGCTTTATCCAGAAAGAGATTCAACTTCGAAGAGAAGACAATTACATTAAAAGATGCAATTGAGTTCATTAGTAATAAGGCTCGTATAAAACAAACTAAAACTGAAAGCGGAGAACGAATTGTTCCAATACTATCAAAGGATCTAGAATTCTTTAAAAATTATTGTGATCAATTAAAAAGTGAATGGTTGTTTACTTCCATATCAACTGGAGAACTAATCTCATCACAATCATTTAGAAGGATGTATGAGAGTATTCTGAATAAGATGAATAAGAAAGCGGATGAACTCGAATATCCTCACTGTGACAAGCTTACCAGCCATGTATACAGGCATAACTATTCAACCATGTTATATAATGCGCAATTAGGCTTAAAAGAGTCTCAATATCTGATGGGGCATAAGAATATTAAGACAACCATGGAGATATATACGCACTTAGACAAAGAAAATACGCATAAATCAGTTGGATCTAAAATCGAAGATTATTTAAACAAAGACAGTCAATAA